CGTGGCGAATAATCCGCCAACCCGCCAACGGGTAATTCTTACGCTTTCCGTTACACTTGCAAAACATACCTACAACGTGCGGGGGTCGTCAATAAATGTATTGTATTCCTCGGCGGCAATCTGTTTGAGCGTTTCGATATGTTCGATTAACTCGGCGTTCGACAAATCCGCCACGGTGCGCAAATCGTGGGAATATATCCCCGTTTCTTCGTTGACCCGTTCAACGTACATAATTGGGGAAAACTCCCGCAAACGTCGTTCGGTTTGTTCCTCTGTAAGACGTTCGCCCGCCTCCCAAATTGCGTGCTTAAACGTCGGTACAACATAGTTGAAATAATACCCTTTCAAAGCCTCGGACGAACCGGGGGACGCAACAATAAACCGGGCAATAATACGGGAACCTTTCCAACCCTTGAAAAACTCGTTTAATTCCCCCATGTACATTGCCAACCCGCCGTTATTGTTTATTGTTCCCGTCGCTGTTATTTCTCGCTTTTTCATCGGCTATTAATTTTTGCATTGTGTTACTAAATGCCGTCATTCCTAAAGTATGAATAACGCCCCGTTCCATACTCGACAATCGTGTTTCTCGCTTATCCATAATCTTTGCGAACGTAACGACAAATTCGCCCGGCTCCAACAATCCGGCGGCGTGCAATTTGTCGATTGGGTGCGCTTGTAAACGTTCGTCCGGCTTCAACTCTTTACGGGCTTTTTCTCGCTTTTCCCATATATCCCGAATTTCGGCGGCGGCATTGTCGTAAAACAATCGCATTTTCAAAACATCGGCAATTGATAAATCAGCCACGGCGGTTGGTTGTTCTTTTTCCGGCTCCGGTTCCGTCGTAACGGGTGCAACCTTACCGTTGTTCACTCCATAACCAAATAACGCAAAATCGCCCTTTGTCGGGTCGTCCGGGAATATCTCGGCGAAACGGTCGGTTATCTCAATGGCTGTTTATGTACGTGGGTATCTAATGGAATGATTAAATTACGGGGGTCGCAAATCGTCCACAATCCAAAGTCAACCGGGGAACCGTGGCGACACATCCAACGCAAAAACATACATAAGCGTTTGCAACCGCTTTTCGTTTCCATATCCGGCACGCCCTTAACATCGCCGAAAAGACGTTGTAATTGCTCCAATGGACGCCCGCCCGGTTGCGCTTGCAATGCCTTTTCCATGTTCTCAAACTTACTATATACGTCAAATAAGCGGGCGCAAAGGTCGTGAAAATCGGCGTATGTAAACGTTCTATAAAAATTCTCTTTACTGCCTTTGTATTGCTTCCATTCCGGGGCGGTTCCCTGCGTATCGGTTCCAACAATGTAATGATACGGCGCACCCTTGAAAATTTCCCGGTCGATAAAATCCGCCTTTTGGATTATCTGTTTGCGGGAACCCCACGCAATATACGCCGTAACAAATGCGCTAATCTCAATATTTACCCGACTATCGTAACGGTGCGGGATTTGCACCGGGTCGGATTGGATAAACTCGGCGGTTTCGTATTGTTCCGCCCAACGTTTCAAATTATCGTTCAATGTATATGCCATTGTTTTAGATTTTAAGGGGACGGAAAGTCCGCCCCCGGTTATTATTCGTTTTCTGTGTATTCCTCAACAACTAAATCAGTTTGTCCCCGCTTTACTTCCTCTATAAATCCCTGAAAACCGTTTGCCCTTGCAATGTCTATAATCGCCTGTAAACGCTTTTCGCCCAAACTTTCGCCCCTTGCAATGCGGAACACCTTAACCGTCGGATTGCTTGCAATAATCAATTTGGCGGCAACCTCCATAATTTGACTATCTGAAACTTTCCCGGCGACGAACGGCACGCCGTTTAATTCTAATCCGTCGTCCGTGAACGAAAGCCCGGCAATAGGTAATTCGGACGTTGCAATAAGGGTTTCCCGTTCCTTTGCCAATGCGCCTAATTTTTCCTCAAACGTGCGGGCGATTTTCTCGGCGATTTCCTTTTGTTTTTTCTTTGCCATGTAATCTACAACCAACGCATTGATACGGTTGTGTTCCTCGGCTTTTTTCAGTTGTTCCGCCGTATCTAAATTTTCCGGGTTATTGGCTTCGTATTCCTCTAACCATTTGTCGGCATTCGCTTTGCGCTTTTCAAAATCGGCTTTTTCCGCCTCAATGGTTGCCAATGTTTCCTTTAATTCGGCATCGACGTTTTTACGGGACGTTTTCGCCTCTTTTTTGGCGTCCTCTAACCGTTTTTGCGCCTCGGCGATAATGCGGGCAACCTCTTTTTCTTCATTCGCTAAATTGGTATCAATAACCGCAACGGCTTTATCGTGGTTATCGTTGGCGGTTTTAATTCGTCCGGGGATTGCCGCCAATTGTTCAACCCTTTGTTGCCGGGTTTGGCGAACCGTTTTTGCTTTCTCAATTAACCGGGCGTTCTCGTTTTGTTCTTCCATCAACGCCGTAATATCCTTTTTCTCGGCATACGTTTTGACGTCGCCGGGCTTCAATTGCTTTTCGGCGTTGGCGCAAATGGTTGTGTACGTCTTAACCTCGGCGTTGGCGTCTTTTCTTTTGTCCTTAACGGTCGTAACCTCGGCGTCAATTTCTGCAATACGGGTGCGCACTTTTTCCGGCAACAAAGCCTTTACAACCTCAATTTGTTTGCGGCGTCCCTCGGCGGTTTCGCTCCAACGGGAAAACTCCACGGCGTCAAAGTCTTGGTAGCCGAAAATCTTTTGCAACATAGAAACGTTATCCGAACGCATCCCGGTTGTTTGGGATTTAATGGATAACGTCCCACGGGGGTTGGCTTTGGTAAACTTTAATTCGACTTCGTAATTTTCGCCGTCGTTACCTACTACCATTTTTGCAAATCCTTTGTCCTCTCCATTTTTCAACACGGCGTCCCGGTTCCCGGTCAACATTGCGCCGATTGCTTTTAAAAGGGTTGATTTGCCTAACTCATTGTCCCCGGTAATGAAATATACATTACCCTCAAAATCTGCGTTGAACTCTTTGATAACTTGAAAATTCAACAATTCCAATTTCTTAATATACATCGCTCTTTAAATTTATTTATTTCCCGGAAATCGCCGGGTCGTTATGTTCCCATTTATAACCGTTGTATGTTTTTCTTTTCCCGTTACATACCTGTAATATTACATACTTTTGCCAAGGAAAAACACACGCATCTAAAATATTATCAAAACATACAATATTACCTAATTTATCAATACGTTTAACGGGATATAATTTTGATACACGTTTAACGTTCTCAAATTTTAGGTTCTCGCCAATAGTACACCAACGTAAATTATTAACATGATTATTTAATTTATTCCCGTCGATATGGTCAACACATGGTTTATTGTCCGGGTTGGGAATGAACGCCAAAGCAACCAATCTATGAACCCGCATAACTTTTAAACCATTGATTTTTAATTTTACAGTCATATAGCCACCGTTCAAATAAGGCTTTATTTCCTTATCATTTTGCGTTATATTGCCATTTTCAGCAACGTAACAATCATATTCTATTAAGTATTTACCTTTTTTCATGCCGCAAATATATGTAAAAAAATGGATATACCAAAACTTTTATCTTTTATTTTCCGCAATAATCGCCCCAAAACAACGCATTTACCCACGCCGCCAAACTCAACTAACATATTACCGTTGCGCCCTCTTATACATTTACCATCGGAACGACGAACCGCCCGGCACGGCATACGTCGCAATTCCGGGCGGGTCAATCGGTCGCCTAAATAGATATAATCCATTTCGTCCATTATCAAAACAATTTCATTTGTGTATCGGTCAATACAGCAACGACCGCATCAACTTTGCGTTCCCAACTTTCCAACGTTGCCAATTTTTCCGGGGTTGGGTTCCGTTGACAACGTCGTTGGTTGTGCCGCATCTGTTTTACCATTTCCGCCAAATCTTTTGCCGTTATTTTTTCGGGATTTTCGATTTGCGGGGCTTTTGTTTCGTCTGCCATATAAGTAACCATTTGAATAATTAAACGTCCCTACGGGCTTAAAATAAACGGTTGTGCATTTGTTGGGGCAAATTTTCCAAAACCCAACGGGGGTTATTCTGCAAAATGAACCGTCCAAAGTGCATAATTAACGTTGCGTCCGCATTCCACAACGCCGGGGTAATCTCCGGGTACAATTTCCCGGCAATATCCCGGAACCGTCGTTTGCGGTCTGCCTTTTCTTCCTTTTTCCCTTTGACCTTGATACGCAATTTAAGGTCGTTTTGCCATTTCATTGCATTAACCAAAACAAATGGTATTTCGGCGACGGTTATAATAGCTTTCAAATGCTCAAAGTTTTGCAACATCTTTTGTATGCGGTACAATTTACCCATGTTTGCCCCGGCATCGCCAACTGTTACGTCGTCCGGGCGAACGCTCAATTTTTCCAAAAAGACAATCGGCGTGCAAATCTCTTTGTAATAGTTGAGAAAATCCCGTATCTCGTTAATGTCTTTAGGCATCTTAATTGCCGTTGCGTTGTGGTTGGGTCGCCAAACCACAATACCCCCATTGCTTCCGGGGTCTATGCCTATAATGCAATTTATTTTCATAACATCTTTTTTATTTGTTCAATCTTAATCAATCGTTCGTCATACGCTTGCTTTGCAGTTATAAAACCGCTCTTTCTGTATCGTATTCCGTCGATTTGAATTTCATAATTATATTTCCCGGTTTGTTTATGCCGGGTTACTCCCTTATATCCGGTTGTGTTATCTCGGCGTATTCGCCTATTTCTATTATTTTCCGAATGAGTAACAAAACGGCAATTTTCCGGGCTATATATCCCGTCGTTATCTATCCGGTCAATTTCTAAACCGGGGTTATATCCATTTTCTAAAGCCCAATTTTTGAAGGCATCAAAACAAAACCATTCTTTGCAAATAGTTATTCCACGACCTCCATAATTGTTATAATCCTTTCTTTTAGGATTATAACAACGGGCTTTTATACTTTCCCAAAGTCGGTACAACTTTGTCGCTGAAACTCTTTTTTTCATTTTTCAAACCTTAAATAATGATAGATATAAATTTCGTCCTTAATCATTCGGTCAAACGTCCGTTTAATTTCTTTGCGCCGGGCAACCTCAAAGGCTGTATAATCAATTTCCGGGCTTTGGGTTCCTTGTTTCCGAACGTGGTAAACGGTAAATTCATTAACGAACCCACGGGCGGCACGTGCCAAAAATCGGTTATACGCTTCTTTCCGGTCGTCCTCGGTTTCTTTCACTTCATCCGCTAACCCAACGCCCAACAACCAATTATAAACAAACATTTCGTCGGTTAATCCAAACACTAAACGCCCGGTATATTTATAGCGCATAAAACACATTAAACAAGTCATAACCGATTGATTGCGATAATACCGGATTTGCTCCGGGCTTAACTCCTTTTTCGGTTCCGGCAACGCTGTATATGCTTTGCCGATAACTTGGTTTTGTTTCCGGCAATATGCGTTCAATACCTTTGCGAAATAATCGGCGTTGAATTGTTGGTAATGTTTCCGTTCGGCGTTGCCGTCCCTATCCTTTGGCAAATAGTCGTCTAATTCCCCGGTAATCAGCAATTCAAACGCTAATTTAACCTCGGATAATGTTAATTGCGAATAATAGCGTTTGAGCAAATCCAACAACCGGGTACAAATATACGTCCAATCGTCCCGGTTTTCCGTGGGAATGATAAACCCCACGTCCATTGCGATAAACCGGAACATTTGCCCGGTTTTGGCAATTAACGTTTCGTCGTCAATCTCGGAAATCTGTTTTTTTGTGGACGCCACGAAAATATACTTTTCAACCGGGGTTAATGCTTTGGCAACCTCCGGTAATTCAACCATTGCCCGGCGAACGTCAATTGCTTTTGCCGTTCCGCTATAAAGCAAAACGGCGGCGGATTGTCGGTTTTTGGGCAACGTTTGTGGCAATCTGTTTGTCTTTTCGGGTAATGTTTCCATGTTAATAATCATCTTTCAAATACTCAATAGCCCCGGCAACGTTCAATCTTTGCGTTGGGGCTTTGTATTCGGGTTTCAAATGCAACTTTTTCTTTTCGACGTCCCCCCGTATGAAATTGCGGACGGTCGCCAACCAACCGTTTTTAGTGCGCTTCATATTCTTTTGGTCGCTCCAATCGCTAACCGAATGAAAGTAATAAACCAAATCGACCTTTTCAAATTCCGGTGTCGCAAACTTACTTTCAAACTCTGAATAATCCACGCCAACGCCGTTTTCAAATTTAACCATTTTGTAAACGTCGGAATTACGGAATAACGTTTTTTTCTCCTTTGGTTCCTCAACCTTTTGTTCTTCCGGGAATAATTCCCCGACAACATTGTTGTTGGGGGTATTCTCATTATCATTTATTGTATTATCTATATTATTACTATTATACCCTAAACTTTCGTTTATGGGTACCCCTAAACTTTCGTTTATGGGTACCCCTAAACTTTCGTTTATGGGGGGCATCAACTTTTGTTTAGGGGTATCAACTCCGGTTAATATCCTTGCTGCCTTTTCGGTAAATGTTAGTAACTCGTAATTTTCACCAAAACAATACAGAGTTTTGTTATACAATTCGCAATTAGGATGTTTTTGTAAAATTCCGGCTTTAATCAAATTATCAATACGCTTTATTATGCCTTGACTTGTCTTTATATTCAATAACGGCATTGCTTCCAATATTAACTTGTGGGAAATCCAAAAATATATTCCCTCCGGGGTGTGCATCTTAACGCAACTTGCACAATTGGCGAAATCTTTTATAAAATCAAAAATCGCCAAATCTATTAAATCTAAATCTAAACCGCTATTAACGGCGGCATATTGGTTTATTAATATCGAGTATTTCATAATATTGATATTTTATAAACATCCGGTTCTGCTACGGGCTGAACTGATTTTATTAATAATCCTTTTTCGCATAACCATTTAAGGCAATCAATTACAGTGCTTTTGTTTATCCCTAAACATTTGGATAAATACAAAATACCCTTTGAATACTCGCCATATCTAACACAATAGGCGTGTATCATTGCATACAACATTAACTTATTACCTTTCAAATGCAATTCGTTAATCCATTTGTTTTTTATAATAAAATCCATAATTAAAATATAAAAGCCCGCAATCCGGGCTACCACACACCGGGAAACGGGCTTTGCGCTAAATAAATTAGCAATACTTTGCAAACGGTGGTAGTCGTTTGTTTTATCGACGCAAATATAGCATTTTTTATTCATTATCCAATTGCTTTGCAGGTTCCCACGCTTTGCGCACTTTCAAAACATTATCCGCACTTTCATTAGGAACCAATGAGACAACAGGAAAGCGGGAACGGTCTCCCGGCTTTTGAGTTGTGGCAAATTGTACGTTCAAATCAAAGATAATGCCTTTGCAAAATCCCCGTTCCTCTAACATACCGTCGAACGTTTCCCGGATTTGCGGAATTGTGGACGCTGTACCCTTTGTTGCAAATTGCCAAACCCCGGCAATACCCCGCACCAACGGAACAATGAAATTAAGCGTTAATGTAACCTCCCAACCGTCGGCGTCGGGTTGTTTGCTTTTCCGGTTCGGGTATCGTTTGGCAATCGACGCCATTAAATTTGGGTATTGCGTAACCGTCAATTCCTCATATTTTTTGCCGTCCCATACTTGGAACGTTTCGCCATCGCCCGCCGCAATCAATCTCCCGTCGTCGTCCCGGTATTCGTAACGCTCGTTACATACTTTTGCCGGGTCGTCGTCCGGGAAAACAATTTGTATTGTTTGGGGCTTTTCGCCGTATGCCTGTGTAAATAACCCGGCATACTTTCCCGTTGGTATGAAATAATCAACGCTTTGCGGGTATCCGTTGGCGTTTTTCATTCCGATTTTTATTTGTCCGACACGGGGCAATATCAAACGGGATTGTTGCGCCTCCGGTCGTTTTATTCTACCTTTCATAACTCTTTATAAAATATTACTGCAATAAACCATTGTTGCGCAAAACAATTTTGCTCAACTGCTTTTATATCCATTTGGATAACCTCTATATCCGTTCTATTAACGAATTGTTCCAATTCTGACGAATCAGTAATTATTTTAATCTTTTTCATATCTCAAATTTCGGGGTCGTCGTTCAACATCTTTTTCCTACTCTCGTTTTTGGGCTTTTTAGGCTCATTTGCGGGCTTTACTTTCTTTTCCGTGGTATTACCCCGCTTTGCGGTCGTTTTGCCCGTGGCGGCTTTCTTTTCCGGTTCCTTTGTCTTTTTGGGCGCACGTTTAACAATGGTTGTTTTCTTTGGCTCCTTTTCCGGTTCCGGGGCGTCCGCCTTGACTTTCTCGGCGGCGTCCGTATTTTCGTCCGGGGTCGCCTCCTTTGGGGCTTTCGTTTTAATCAGTTCCGCCAACGACAACGATATTACGTTTTGCGTCAAATCCGGGGCGTTATCCAACAATACCATTCCATTAACCGACGTAAACGTATTGTCTTTCTTTTCGTCCTCAATCGCTGCAATCTCTAACAGATACGGGATTTTCCGTATATTGGGGCTATCCGTTTGTTCTTTCAGATTATACGACGGACGTTTGCGCCAGTCTTTCGGGCTGAAATTGAAAATACGGGTTACGGGGAATTGTTCAAAATTGACGTTCCACATATCCCGGTACATTCCTAATTGTATTTCGCTTTCCTCGTAAAAACCTTTGCGTCCGCTTTTGAAATCGACGATTGCGTTAATACGTTCGTCCCCGCCAATCTTTGATAACATGGTACACGGGCAATCAATCATTCCGGCATACTTGTAATACGGATGCACCAACGCAATTTCAACCGCCAACGGACGTACATCATAATCCAATACGAATTGCGCAAACGCCAATACGTC